GACCTAACAAGTCTTGTAGGCTCCAACGAAAGGACGTTGTCTTGTATGGTTATATCCCGTAAGCTGTCGAATTATGCCCAAGTTGGGCATTATAAGACTATACCCGAATCTCCAGGTCCAGTGCAGATGTCTTTCGAAGACTCTGTAATGTATGCTGGTGAGAACGGTCACTACGGGTGGCCTGATTTTCCTCTCGACAGAGATGTCGGAGGCCGCTTGTTTCTCAACAAGTACTCTGCTTACGCAAATACTGCGGAAGTGGGAGAAATCAGGAGCGGTACGTCCCGATATATCGGGGCATTCGCTGGTACGTGGCCCGGTGTTAGTAAGCTTCCAGGATCTTCCTGGACGCCATCTTCTACCGATGCCTCGGACGCATACAACAGGATGAAACCTACTAAGCCAAGTTTCTCGGGCCTTAATGCTCTTTATGAGCTTAAGGATATACCGAGTATGCTTAGACAGAGGTTAACCCACAATCATCTTAAAGATATAGGTAGTTATTACCTAGCTCTAAAATTTGGTTGGGAGCCTCTGCTGAATGATATTCGTAACTTTGTGCGTACACAACGTAATGCACAAAAGCGAATCAAACAGCTCCTGCGTGACAACGGAAAGCCAGTTCGTAGAGGAATTGTCCTTCACGAAGACTCTACAAGTACGTATGCCGAGGGCCAGTCTTATGGGGCTTTACGTCCCACAATTAATACTGGTTTTTACCAAGGCTATACTCCTACTTTTAAGAGTACGTTTACCCATACTGAAAGAATTTGGGCCAGAGGCCGCTTTCGGTATTGGTTACCTGGCGGTCCAAGGGATGTGGTCTGGACTAGGAAGATGTTGGCTAGAATCTTTGGATTTCAGCCTTCACCTGCCGTCGTTTGGAACGCTATGCCTTGGACATGGTTAATCGATTGGTTCGCAGACGTTGGTTCCATGTTAGAGAACATGGACGCCGGCGTGGCCGATCGATTAGCAGCTGACTACTGCTACATAATGAGGGAACTCACCGATCACGGTACGCGAGAGACCCGAGGGTACTTTCGTCGTGCTAGTAACGGTGAATACTTCTATGTAACCGCAAATGGCTCAGCTACTGCGACTTTAAAATGTCGCGAACCTGGGTCTCCTTTTGGTTGGAACATACCTGAGGGTTCTCTCTCAGGTATGCAACTTAGTATTCTCGGGGCATTAGGTTTGTCTCGGCTTCCTAAGTAATCTACTGTGTGCAGCAGATTCTGCACTTGTAAATGCGTATAAGAAGGAGCTTCTAATGCTTGCTGATCCTCAGAGTGTTACTATCAATGCCGTCGCGACGAGTTTGCCGCGAGTCCAACTTGGACCCACGGTAAATCTCTACACTTCGGCCGATGGAAACACTTCCATGACCACAAAGCAGAATAAAACTGCTAAGCGGTTTCGTCGTGAAGTGAGGCTTTCTCAGCGCAAGATTGCACCTGATCCAATTTCTGCCGTTAATGGCGAAGCTGGAGTCAGCGTGTACCTTGTCGTTGATGAGCCTAATAACAACATCTTCACTGACGCTGAGGTCAAGTACCTTATCGAGGCCCTGAAGAGCTGGCTTATTGCAGCTAATCAGGATAAAATCCTCGGCGGCGAGTTTTAGCCGTAAAGGTACTTCCGAGAGG